GCGTTCGTCCCAAATCACATTGCTGACTCGTTCTTTGCCTCTGTTTATCCTACTATTACGTCTGGTAAATCAACGAAAGTAATCATCATCTCTACCCCACAGGGTATGAACCACTTCTATAAGATGTGGCAAGATGCTGTTAGCGGCAGAAACGGATATACCTATCACGAAGTTCACTGGTCACAGGTTCCTGGTAGGGATGCCAAGTGGAAAGAAGAAACTATTAAGAACACGTCTCAGCGTCAGTTCACACAAGAGTTTGAGTGTGAATTCCTGGGATCGGTTGACACACTAATATCTGCTGCCAAACTCAAGGCACTAGTGTTTGAAGAACCTATCACTAGGAGCAAGGGTCTGGATGTATATGAGAACCCGAAAGAAAAATCTGAATACTTAATGACAGTTGACGTTAGTCGTGGCATCGGTGGCGACTATTCTGCTTTCATTGTGTATGACATTACTACTGTTCCATACCGTATTGTAGCAAAGTACAGGAACAATGAAATCAAACCCATGCTGTTCCCCAGTGTGATTAACGATGTTGCTAGGGGATATAACAATGCTTGGGTCATGTGTGAAGTGAATGATATTGGAGATCAGGTAGCAGCTATTCTGAACTTCGACCTTGAGTATCCCAACGTTCTTATGTGTGCCATGAGAGGACGTGCTGGTCAGATTGTTGGACAAGGATTCTCTGGTAACAAGACACAACTAGGTGTCAAGATGAGTGTCACTGTTAAGAAGGTAGGATGTGCCAACCTCAAGCAGATCGTAGAGGATGACAAACTTATCTTTAATGACTATGACATTATCAATGAGTTGACTACATTCATCCAGAAGAAACAATCATTCGAAGCAGACGAGGGATTCCATGATGACCTTGTAATGTGTATGGTTATCTTTGCCTGGTTGGTTCAGCAAGATTACTTCAAAGAAATGACTGACAATGATATTCGTCAGCGTATCTATGATGAGCAAAAGAATCAAATCGAACAGGACATGTCACCATTCGGATTTATTACAACAGGTCTAGAAGGTGATGAGGGATTCGTTACTGATGGAACTGTCTGGTATGGAGATACACAAGAAGAAGTTGGATACATGTGGGACTATAGGTAATGGACTTAGACGATCAGTTTTCTCTAGATCATTTAATATTCAAGGAAAGAACTTGCCGTAGTTGTGGCAAGACTAAAAGTTTAATGGATGACTTTTACTTGACAAGAAAAGATAGAGCAACTGTAGCGTCAGCATATTCATATGAATGTAAGGTGTGTACTGTAAAAAGAGTCCTAGAAAGTAGGAAGAGTAGGGATACTACTACCATGTGGGACTACCCAGACTGGTGATGTTCACGTTTTGTTTCCCCACTCAAAGAGTCCAAAAATCTAAATAATATTAGATTAATATCTGGATACCTACAGAGGAGAAAAACACATGGCAAGTCTTATCTCGCCTGGTATTGTAATCAAAGAACGTGACCTAACTACCGCTGTTGTGACAAATTCCCAGTCTATTACTGGTGCTTTTGCTTCAACATTTGCTAAAGGTCCTGTTGGAGAAATTACAACTATCAGCAGCCAAAGCGAACTACTAGAAGCATTCGGTAAGCCTGGTGCTGCCAATGCTGAAGACTGGTTCGTTGCTTCAGAATTCCTTAACTATGGCGGCAGACTCGCTGTAGTTCGTGCCGAGACTGGCACAAACTCTGCTAACACTGGCACTAATGCCGCCCTTAACGTCAGAAATTCTGCTGACTGGGAAGGCGGTCTTGGTTCTGGTGAAACTTTTGTTGCTAAGACCCCTGGTACTTGGGGCAACGCTCTAAGAGTTGTCGTTGCTGACCGTGGTGCTGACCAAGTTATCACCCTTGCTAACGCTCCTACCAACGTTCCTGCTGCTGGTGCTCAGGTAACATTTAACCTTGCTGGTGGTGGAACTGCTACAGCAGAATTGATTGCTATCAGTAATAATGACACTGTTCTAACAATTGTTCTAGATGACCCATCAGTTCTAATCTCTACTGCTGATGCTCTTGACGACGGTGCTGCTGCTGACGTAGCTATCAACGAAGTTGCTGACTGGTGGTCGAACGCTACTGTTGGTGGTGTTGCTCTTTCTGCTATCGGTCCTCGTCCTGGCACTTCTGCTTATGCTGCTGCCCGTGGTATCAAGTATGATGAACTTCACGTTGCTGTTGTAGACAGAACTGGCGCTATCTCTGGTACTGCTGGTACAGTCATCGAGCGTCTAACCTATCTCTCCAAACTATCTGACGGTAGAGGTGCTGAGAACCAAGCAACTTATTACAAGACTGCCATCAACGAAGGTTCTGAGTACATCTTCACTGGTACTACCGTTGTTGGTCCTCACGCTCCTTCTTCCAGCAACGCTGGTGATGCCTGGGGTCAAGCATCTACCGATGCTGGAGTAGACATGTTCACTCTTGCTTGGGCTGCTTCTGATCTCACCAATGGTGTTGACGACTATGCCTACACCGCTGGCGAGATTGACTCTGCTTACGAACTCTTTAGCGAGACTGAAGAGACTGAAGTAGACTTCGTTCTCATGGGTGGATCCATGGCAACCGAAACAGACACCAAAGCAAAAGCAGGTTCTGTAATGGCAGTTGCTCAGAACAGAAAAGATTGTATCGCTTTCATCTCTCCTCACAGAGGTAATCAGGTTGGAACTTCTGGTGCTCTAACCAGATCCCTACAGAAGACAAACACAATCAACTTCTTCAACGCTCTAGCATCTACTTCCTACGCTGTATTCGACAGTGGTTATAAGTACATGTACGACCGCTTCAACGATCTATATCGTTGGGTTCCTACTAACGGTGACGTTGCTGGTCTCTGTGTTTCCACTTCTGCTACCCTAGAAGATTGGTTCTCTCCTGCTGGCACCAACCGTGGTGGTCTAAGAAATGCTGTCAAGTTGGCATACAACCCAACTCAATCTGATAGAGACGAACTTTATCAAGCAAGAATCAATCCTATTGTTTCTATGCCTGGTGCTGGCACCGTCCTCTTTGGTGACAAGACTGCTCTTGCTTCTCCTTCTGCCTTCGACAGAATTAACGTTCGCCGTCTATTCCTCGCTGTACAGAAGAGAGCTGAGACTCTTGCTAAAGGTGTACTGTTTGAGCAAAACGATGCTACAACCAGAGTTGGCTTTGCTTCTGCCCTGAACTCCTTCATGGCGGAGATCCAAGCAAGAAGAGGAGTAACCGACTTCCTCGTAGTTTGTGATGAATCGAATAACACCGCTTCAGTGATTGACCGTAACGAATTTGTTGCTGAGATTTACATCAAACCAACCCGTTCGATCAACTACATCACTGTTACCCTTACGGCAACCAAGTCTGGTGTTTCCTTTAGTGAAGTAATCGGTGGTTGATAATTTATTCACTTCACAAAAATTTTAGAGGAAAACAACAATGGCAACACGTATTAACAACTTTATCCAGAACATTGGACAGGGCGTAAAGCCCAACATGTTCTCCATTGACATTCAATGGCCTAATGGGGGACTCGCTGGTGGAGTCCCAACTGACTCACTAGAGAAAGATCTAATCAATGTTCTCTGTAAGTCTGCTGCTCTACCCGCTTCTAACCTAGGTGTTATCGAAGTTCCTTTTAGAGGAAGAACAGTCAAGATCGCTGGTGATCGTACCTTCGATACTTGGACTGCTACTTTCTTCAATGATAAGGACATGAAGATCCGCTCTTACTTCGAGCAATGGTTGGAGTCCATGAACACTCATGAGGGTAACTACTCACCTAACTTCAAACCTACCAAGGATGCCGATGGTTACATGGCGGAAGTTAAGGTCAAGCAGCTAGAGAAGCATGGCGCTGAAGGTGGTCAAGTTCTTAGAGAGTATACTCTCAAGCACTGCTTCCCAACCAACGTTTCTCAGATTGATCTTGCTTATGACAGCAACGATCAGATTGAAGAGTTCACAGTTGAGTGGCAGTATTCCTACTGGACTGTCTCCACTCCAACCACTAGCAACCTAGAGTCTGGTTCTTCAGGCGTTGACGGAACTCAGAAGATCATCGAACTTTGATCTAATAAATAGATCTATAGGAACACCATAGATCTATTGAGATGAGTCAACTCTTCGGTTTTATTATTAAAAAAGGTGGTGAGGATAGGGGGCAATCCCCTATCCCACCAAATCAAGATGACTCCGTAGCGGTAGCCGCTGGGGGTCATTTTGGTACGTATGTGGATGTCGATGGCTCACAAGGTCGTAATGAATATGAGTTGATCAAACGATACAGAGATATGTCACTCCATCCAGAGTGTGACTCTGCTATCGATGAAATTGTGAATGAGTTTGTCGTCAGCGATGCTGATGATTCACCTGTTGAAATCGAGTTATCTAATCTCGATGTCAGCGCTGGTGTAAAGAAAAAGATTCGTGATGAATTTAATCACATCAAAAAACTTTTAAACTTCGACAAGAATGCTCACCAAATCATTAGGACTTGGTACATCGATGGTCGTTCATATTACCACAAGGTTATCGACTT